TAAAACTGTATGAATGTAATCTGTAAAGTTAGGTTTCAATCCATCTAGTTGATCTATCTTTTGTTGTAAATCTGTTTGCTCTACTTGTGGTTTTGGTAATTCAATATCTCTATAAAAACCTGCAGCCATTTTTTTATTTAAATCGTTTTCACTCATTTTAATTATGTGAGTGATTCTACCTGCATCTTTTAAATCTGATGCGTAGTAAGGAACTACTAAATCCTCAGCTGGTACAAATTTTGAAACTGGTCTTCCTAATAACTCATCGTAATAAACTTTTTTAAATGTAGATCCTGACAATGGTAGATAAAATAACATTTGATCCATGTCAGTTGTATAGTCTTCCATCTTCTCCATTAGAAGATAGTTCATATATTCTTTAACACGATCTGCTTGTTGTTCGGTGTTCGGTGTTCTTAAACCGACAACCTGTGTTCTTACAGGACCATCACTAGGTAGAAGTTCTTTGTAAGCACTAGCTTGGAATTGCGTAACAGATTCCGATAACAACGGATGAGTGACACCTGATGCACCTTTGAATGGTCTTGTCTGCTCCATGTACTGAACACCCAAAAGATCTAAACCTTTTGTATATGCTTCTTCCCATTCTTTCCTTGTCTCTTTATCTTTTTTATATTCTGTAATTAAATCAAGACCCATACGTTTTAAAATCGTAGCGTCCACGTCTTCAGCTAAATTAGCATTAAAGTCATCGGATACCGTTTCTTCAACAGCTTCCTCACCCTCAACCATAACCTCTGGTGGAAGACCTTCAGGTTGTTCCTTTATTTCTTCTACTTTAGTTTCTTCGGTGATTTCTTGATTATTTCCTTTTTCTACAGCCATGAGTTAATTTATCATAAGGTTTTAAACATATCCACTACTAAGCCACCCTCTTTCTTATAGAGTTTTTGTGTATACTTCATTGCTGGTGTAACTTCAATACCAAAAGCATTGAAATACAACGTAGGGTCGCTTTCTGCAGTAAATCTAGTGCCTGAATGCTGAACATCATGAGCAAACTTATGATAAATACTAGATTCTGTTTTTCCTCCTTTAACATCAGCAGGATATTTAAATTTGTCAAAGTCAATTTCTTTGTATGGTTTTTTTGGATCTGATAAACTTAACTTTATAGTTCCAGCTTTTGTATCATAGAATTTTGCAGACTTCTTCATAAGTTGAGGCATGATTGCCTGTCCCTTATCTCCTATTCCTCTACCAGAAGGATAACCATAAAATCTTTCATTACCAGCTTTATAACCTTGTCTAAAATGTAATTTGTTGAAAGGCATAACTGCAACATAATCTATGTTTTCTTTTGCAGCTTTGTTCATTAAAAATTTCAAAGCATAATCCCCATAAGAATCTGCCTCTATCATAGGATAATAATTAAATTTAGCTACATCATCTGGTATTTCCTTACCAAAAGTATTGTTAATTTTTCTATTTATAGTTTTTAATTCGTCATCTATTATTCTTGCTTTCTTAAATTGATTTTTTGCTATTGCATCGTCCATTTGATTTAATAAACCAGTTCTTGAATTTATTAATAAATTTAATTCTATATCTTTTTGAAAAGGATTGGTTCTTGCCACTCCTCCGAAAGCTTGTGTTTTAGTTAATTCTTTTGCTATTGTTTGATTAGCATCAGATTGAATCTCATGTATCACTAAAGCTTTTTTACCGTTAGGTAATGATCTTGTATCGTACCTTACATGAAATAAATTATTTTTAAGATCTCCGTAGTGACCAAGATTTTTCATGGGTTGAGTATTACCAGGTATTGGTTCATCTAAAACGAACACCGTTTCACGGTAATTTTGACCACCAGGAAAAGTATAGTTTGTTTCGTTTTGATATTTGACGGGTCTTACTCCGCCTCTTCCTCTTGCTATGGCTAATGCCTCTGAGGCAAGTCCTTGTATTCTATTCATCTCTTTAAATAATGGACTGTTCTTTGGTACAGCATTTTTTATTTTTTGAGTTGCATTAATAAAAGCTTGATGATTAGCAACAGCACTTCCTCGATCTCCAGTTGCTATGGCACGTTGCATGCCAGCCAAACTTGCTCTTATATCATCTTGTCTTTGTCCTATAACTTTTGTAAGTGCACTTTCTACGCTATTCATTAAGTATTTTAATTTTGGACTTTCTGAAACCATACCAAATTCAACAGGTTTTAATCTGTTAACTGGATTCATCTTAATCATATTACCAACGTCTTGTGCTGATAACTTAATACCAAATTTTTTGGCTGCTCCTAATAAACCACCAGTGATATTTCCTAATTGATCAAACTCAGCTAGGTTTGAATCAAAAAGTTCTTCCTTACCAATGGTTGCTTGTTTACCAGCAAATCTAGATCCTTTGTCATAGGTAAAAGTTTTGGGTCCTCTTTCAACTCTACTAGAGGGTTTTCCAAAAATTTTATAATTTACTTTTCTTGAAGAAGTTAAGTGATCAATCCATTCATCAGCAGAATATTTACCAGGACCTTTTCTCATAGCCCAATCATACGTAGCTGAACCAAACGCTGGTTGAGTATTCTCACCCATTAATAAATCGTCTGTAATTTTTCTATCTACTTTGACTGGAACAGTTGCGTCTTGTTTAGCTAATTGTTTAGCTGTTTGTTTTTTTGCCTCTGGTGTGTATGTAATTAATTTTTGTGATTCTCCTGATACTGGATCAGTTTTTTTATTCTTGAGAAGTTTACCAATTCCCCGTTTGAAAAGTTCCTTAAGGGCCATAAACCCTCTTAGAATAATTTAGTAGGTTTATTTCTACCTAGTTTAACTTTTACTGTTACTGAACTGCCTTTAGACATTTGTGGAACTGCTAATTTAGGTGTTGGTATTATTGGTTGTCCTCTTAATCTTCCAGGAACATTTGGAATACCTCCGCCTGGTCTTGGTGGTTTCATATCTCTACCAAAATTGCCTGGACCTATTGGGTCTCGTGGATCTTTTTTTCTTTTTTTCTGTTTTGGTTTTAAATCTTTTTTCCGATCTGTTGGTTTAACTAAATCTCCTTTGTCATAACCCATAGGTCTTGGTCTCATCATCATACCGCCACCCATTTTTTTCTTAGGAAATTTTGTGGGTGGTCTTTTACCAGTTCTTTTCTCGTATAATTTTTCTAAACCAGCTTTTGCTAGTAATGCTGCTCCTGCAACACCAGCTGCGATCTTACCTATTCTAGTTGCTTTAGCTGCATCCATTGCTCTTGAACCAATTTTCTTACTAGCTTCTAAAGCTTTTCTTTTAGCTACAGCTTTATCAAATCTTGTTTTACTTGTAACTCTCTCTAAACCTTTTAAATATTTTTTGTATTTAGAAGCTTCACCCATACCACCTTTATCAGCTTTCATAACTTTACCTGGTTTCATTTTCTCGTCTTGTAAACCTTGTCCTCTGCCTTTAGCTTTTTCAGCTCTTAGCACTGCAAAATCTTTTGCATCTATTTTATTTCTTGGTTCAGCTTTAGCTGCAATTTTAGCTTGGCCACCTGTTAAGTAACCACCCATAGCAGAAACCATTCTATCTTTTTCTTTTAATCTTTGTCCCCTAGGAGTGCCTCTACTTCGTGCTTCTAAACGATCTCGAAGTATTCTACGAGCATATTTTTTTTCTCTCGACATTGGTGCTGGTTTAGCCATAGTATTTAAAATCCTTTTCTATTTTAAAATTGGGTTCATCTAACGAATCTGAGTACGTTGAAACAAATCCACCTTGCCTGAATCTTATCACTGCTTGGGTCATTGAGTCAACATAGTCATCGAATTCTCCATGTGGAAATGCTGCACATTCTTCAACAACATCTTGAGCAAATTTCTCATCTAATGGTGCATAAACCATACCAGACTCAAAAACTGGTGCTACTGAGTTTATCCTTGTAAACTTATCTCTACCCTTAGCTGGAACATAATCAATCACAGGAATACCAGATTTTCTTAATTCTTGTATTAAAGGTTGACCTGTGGCTTTAGCTTCAACAATAACTGTTTCTGGTCTCCAGTATTCATATTGCTCTAATGCTAAATTTTTTAAATCAGGAAAATCAAATCTACCTTTGATAGCATCTAATAAAATTATATGATCTTCATAACCTTCTTTTGGTTGGAATATTCCCCACGTTGTAATCGCAGAATAATCTGCAGTTTCTTTTTTAGAATAAGCTGTATCATAAGATTGTATTACGTGACGTAAAACAGGAACTCTTTCTTCTTTCCAATCTCTCCACCAATCTCGTTTTATGATGGCACCTTCTTCAGAGGTTGGGTCCTGCATGTATTGAGCATTCCAGTTTTTAGTTGTTACTGATGCTTTAACTTTTTCTAATTCTTCTAATGGCCAGTATTCAGGCCATACAGGATTTCCGTTGTCCAGTATTGCTGGAAAGTTTACAACACGCCATGTATCTGCTTTAGGTTCAGATTGTGCTTTGATGAGCCTTCCTGTTAAATCGTCAGTTGCCCATCTAGTCATAACAACGACTATCGAACCACCAGGTTGTAATCTTTGACGTGGACCAGAGCTGTACCATTCGAAAGTTCTATGCATCGCTGAGTCTGACATAGAATCTTGCTCAGTGTGTGGGTCATCAATAATCAAAAGATCCGCCCCTCGTCCTGTGATAGAACCGCCTACCCCCGCTGCAAAATATTCGCCTCCATGATTGGTCTCCCAACGTCCTTTTGCTTTTGAATCTTCTCGTAGTTTAACATCGCCAAAAATACTTTTGTAGTCCTCGGTCTCCATTAAGTTTCTAACTTTGCTACCGAACCGAGATGCTAACTCTGCATTGTGTGAGACTTGCATCAGTTTCATTTTAGGATTTCTACCAATCATCCAAGCAGGAAATAAAAAAGAAGCGAACTCTGACTTGGTATGTCTTGGTGGCATATTTACTATTAAACGTTTAGATTCTTTATTTGCTATATGTTCAAACTCATTTGATATTATTTGATGGTGCCCCCAGTCCTCAGGGTCCTTTGCATCTCTACAAATAAAATCAGGCCACATTGCTTTCACAAATAATAGAAAGTTATCCTGACATAGTTTTATAAACTCTATCTGTTTCTTTAGAATTAAGGTTCTTAATTCATCATCACTTAATTGATCAATGTTCATACAAGAAATTTTTGATTCTTCGGGTCCCCTTTTCAATAAGGTCACAACATGTTTCTACCACCCAGACCAAAGCAACCCAGATCATTACGAAGCAGAATAATATAGACATTAAAATATAATAAATTATGTTTCTCATAAGCTATACCGTTTGAGCATACACTATTTCTATTCGACTTGCTATAAAACACTTGTGGCACAAGTACCTGGTTTTTCTAACGTGGTTTTTGTGAATAAAAAAAGAAAAGCCGTCCCGACTTTTTAATGGGTCCTTTATTGATATGCATGGCGATCGTATAAACGACCGCCATGATTACGAGGTGGTTTTATCCTTGTAATTTCATAATTAGATATGAGAATTTTTGTACGATAGTATCTTTAAACTTATCGACTAGAGGGTTACCATTGTTCTCGAGTACAAATTTCTCGACCTCTCCCTCTAACATTTTATACATTACCTCATAGTTTAGTTTTTGTTGAACGTCAGGGTCTAACTTAATGTTTTGAGTTAGACTAGTTTTGGCGGAAGCTTCCGCCAAAACTTTAGATATATTCATAAGAGACCTACTCATTATTGTCCCCTATTGCTTTATATTCACAATATTCTATTTCAGTACAAAACTGATTAAATAAATCATTGTGTTTAATTTTAAAGTTAGCAGTCTCAAACTTTTTTCTTTTACGTTTGATACGCTGAACTCCAAAAGAATTACCACCCTCGTCCTGAACAATAATTAGGTTTTGTTTTGATCTCTCAAAAACATCAACCACATTTTGTTTCATCTTGTCTAACTCCTTAGCCAGACGATTAGCTTTTAACTTGATGGTAGCATAAGCAAGGACTATTTTTTTTTCGTCTTGCTTTAGCTTCTTCATTGTTTTGCTCATTGTCATTTCCTTTAGTTAAGTTGAACAAGCTTAGATATTAATTTATCTTATATTAATAAGATACAATGATACTGTCCAAAATGGGTCTTAAGAATAATGCAGGATCATTAACACCAGCACCCCCAAAAATGTAAATGTCCAGCTAGGACTCACCAGCAGTAAAAGAACGAGAACCATGCCGAGCATTACGCAATCTTTGCACGTTGCTCTGACGGCTGTCCTTCACCTGCAGGCTTTCCTCTACTAGTAGCATTAATAAACCGAGCTCTATCAAACCGAGGATTTTCCTCCTGAAACTTATCCGCAAGAGTAGTCACCAATACAAACTTATTTGCATCATCCTCTAAACATTCACGGATCGCTTTCGTAATTATAACGAAATGTTTTCTTGTCATCATTGTTTTTCTCCTTTTTATTTTTTAGTAACTATTTCTGTAATTTTTCGTATTTGCCAAGCTAAATCACCTACGTCCTCAACGTGTTTGTTAAGTATACGTATTATCTTTTTTATTTTTTCTTTATTAGTCATCATTGTTTTTCTCCTTTTTCTGTTTCTATATGATCGTGGTCAATGATCTCATAATCGTAACCTTCAGGCAGACCGCTAACCTCTGTTACACAGCCGCCATAAACTTCTATTTTAATTGTCTTCATTTCCTTTCCTCTTCGTTGTTTGAGGTCAAGGGTGAGGGTGGCAAACTACCCAGACCGTCTCACTCATACGTTAGTTAAACGCTTAACCCCAGGTCAAATTTACGGAATGCTATCACCACGTTTAAGGCAAATCTTGGCAGAGCCGCTTAACTTGACCACCCCTAAACTATCCCACCGAGATAGGAGATGTCAAGGATAAAATAATTTTTTTTACAGCAGGGAAACTCTGATCCTTCAGGCTTCAGCTTTAAGGGATAACGGTCCGTTTCCCTTTTAAATTGAAACGAGATTTGTAATGATAAGAAAAAGTTATCGTTAGTAATTTTCCAGCACAGCAGGTGCCTCTGCTGAGGGTTGGGGGTTCAACGAAACAATGAACAAAAAGTTGACCCCCTCAACGAGGTTACACGAGATTTACTCACGTGCCAAGTCCAGCTCGCACAGGGAAGGTGCTGTGCTGACTTCTTTAACAAATCTTTGCATTTTTCTTTCTTCACGAGAACGAGGATTTACGGCACGGTGATCCAGCATCTCCCAAAGAGCACTCTGAACCGATGGCCAGTGTACGGGAGCCGAGAACGAGAAACGAGGTTTCAGTAAACGAGGATCCGAGAAAGCGGACAACGGTCTGTAGAGTTTCAAAGAAGACTCAGAGAGGGTCTCTTTGCAGATTAAAACTATACCACC